TATTTTTCAATTTTATCAATATTCATTACTAATAATTTGAAGAGGAAAGTCCAAGTTGTTTAGAATATCTACCAAGATTACAAGACCAATATCCTGCGGTTGTTCTATCTGTTTTTTGAGAACACTTGCGGTTCTCTTTAACTATTAATATAGAATTACCAAAAGTTATTTTTTTAACTCCTTCAGTTTTACTCTTAGTATAAACTGCGAATTTCTTAGGATTTCTTGGAGTTTTACCTTCCGTTAAAATATCATCTTCTGTTTCGTAGATGTAAGGAGCATCTAAATAAACATATTCCTTACCAATTTTAACTTTAATACCTAAATCAGATTCAACCATCAATCTATCCTTTTTATTAAGGTCAATTTTTCCCTGATTAAATAACTCTCTAACTTCATTAACCAAATTAAAATAACCTTCAGAATAAAACATAAATGCATTTTCAGCTAAGGTCATTTCATTATCAATATGATATTGTAACGCGTTTGAAATTTTAACATTCTCTTTCAATATTAAAGATTTGTCTAACTGTTTCTCTAATGTTTCTTTAATTAATTCACGCAAATCCATGAGATTATTTTTTATATAAATAGTCTAATCTTTTTTAACTTTAATTTTCCAATAAATCCCGCCATTAATATACGGTGTGAATTCTCCTGATATTCCGTCTGTAGTTCTATTTGCAACTCCAACACCTACTTGATATAAATGGTCTTTTTTAGTTTTTAATATTAATCCCATCCCTAAAGAGTTAACCCAATCTTTTTGACTCCAAGAACCATCAACACCAATAAACATTTGATTTTTAATTGGTGGCAAAGGAGGAGCTGATTCTCTAACAATTTTTGGTTTAATCGATGCCGACCATTCTCTGGATATTATTTTATTTTGAGAGATACTATCAGACAAGTATAGAAATCCTTGATTATTATTCAACTTAATAGTGTCCATATTAATCATTTTAGCATAAAAATCTTTAAGAATTTCTGCGGTATCTACATGTACTAATGTTGGCACATAGATTGTAGTATCATGATAAATGTCACTACCTTGAATATATTCAGGGTATGAAATTGTAATGGTATCATGAACCGATTCTCCAGGGATTTCTTTAACCACTTCTTTAATCACTGTACGATTGTCTCCGTCTAAAAAAAGCACCGCAACAATTAAAGCAAGAATTATAAAATGTCTAATGTCTAATATTTTTTTCATAGTTTTACAGCATTAATCTTGAACCAATCAAGAAGTTATTAAGAATCGGTGTCTCTTTTTGAGTAGACGCCGAAACTTTATAGTTTAGGCTTAAACCAAATCGTTTACTGATTTTATAATCAAACGACGAACCAACTAAAAATCCAAATTGTCTATTAACTGTCGTTTCACCAGTTTTTGAATTCCAACTTAGTGGTGAATTCATAACAAATACTTGTGGAGATAAAACTATTTTTGGACTAACAGGGAATGGTTTAGTCCAAAACCCAACCACAGATGTTGAAAATGAAACATTAAAAATATCTCTCATCTCTCCTGTCTTTACATTAACCAACTCTTTATCTTGTAATAATAAAGTAATTGCACCTATATTATATCCATATGTTCCGTATTTTGGATTTGGTATAATGTGGGTATATCCAACAAGATTCATATAATTTCCGTCCAAATAAGCGGCAGTCATAGAATATGAATTAATAGATTCTAACTTACCATTTTTAAAATCCATTTTAGTATATCCACCACTTAACGCAAATTGTTTTAATGTACTCCAAATCATACCATTTGCACTCCAACTTTCATTACCCGCCATTGAAGCTTTACTAACACCAAATGACGCAATTACACTATACTTTAAATCAGGCCCTTGTGTTGTAGTTAAGTCCGATGCAAATAACATTGGGTTTGCACTAATCGCTTTCTTTTTTTCTTCTTTCTTTTTCTCGTCAGATTTTTTTTCTTCTTTCTTTTCTTCACTTTTACTCTCAGACTTACTTTCTGATTTGCTTTCTGAAGTTTCTCCTTTTGAATCTCCAGACCCACCCTCCGATGAGGATGATTCCCCAGAAGATGATGACGATTGGGAGGATGACGATGAAGATGAAGAGGAGGGTTGAGGTTGTGAGGATGCCGATGAGCTTGCGGCCGAACCAGCTGCGGAACTTGCTGCCGATGATGCGGCTGAAGAAGCTGCCGCACTTGCCGCTGCAGATACTGCCTGAGTCACTGTTGTTGCTACTGTTTGAGTTACTACTGTTGTTGATGGACATGGTGTTGCAAATATTGAATTAACCCATCTGTCTACTTCCCCACTTGCAAATTGAGAATATGTAAAAATTTTAGAGGTTCCTCTAATAATAACTAATACTCCTGTTGTAGATTGAATCGGTATTGATACGACATAGGTCTTTAAATCACAAGGGTCCAGGTAGGTTTGAGTTACTACCTGTCCTTGCGACCTGTGGGTGAGGAAAACCACAAATAAGATACTTAATAATATTTTTAGACCTTTCAATTATATTGTATCTTATTTGGTGTAAATTCCTTTTTTAATCATCCTATCTAAGATTCTAGCACAAGCAATATCAAGAGCTTTTTTAGTTGCAATTGATATTGTTGATTGATTGAATTTAACTGGGTCTACGGTTGCGTCTGATAATAAAGTTAGTTCTCTTGTTGTCTTTGCTTCACCTAATCCTGATGCTCCAAATACAACTCCTGTTTCTGCATTTGTGAATCTTACTTGTAAACCAATACGGGTAACCATTAAATTTTTAACCCCATTTTGTAAATTAACGGTTTCATCTTCGGACACAGAATAATCGTAACACTCAATTGTTACAAAGTATTGTGCCAAGTTAATTTTACCTCTACCGTCTAATTTATTCTCAGAAATTCCTGCTTGTGATGCTTGGAATTGCTTAACCATTCTATTCTTAATTTCTGTTTTATCTTCTGTGAATTTAAAACGATTAAGATTTTCAAGGTATTCCATTGAAATATTTGCAACCCCTAACCCAACTCTTTTTTCTTTAAGTTCAGGATACATCTCATACATTTCGTCTGAGATTCCCGCCTTTAATATTTGTATTGGTATTTGTGGTCCATCGTAATCCAAAAACCGACTAATATCTATTGCGGTCTCAAAAGATGCTTTATATTGTTCTGTCTGAGTTTTACCTATAGTTTGGCCATAGGAAGCCATTGAGACTAAAAGTCCCGCCATTAATAATATCTTTTTCATATGTTGATTAATATCTTTTAGGCCATCTCCAGTCTTTTTTTCTACTGTACAGACCTAATAATGTTCCTAACGTAAAGAACTGTATAATCCAAAGAGGTCCCATCCAATCTGTAGTTCTCATTTCGTTATCAAAATAGAACATAAATCCGATTAGATAGATGATTGATGAGCAAAACAAGATTACTTGTTCAAACTCTTGATAGAATTTTTTAATCATTATTTCTTACCCCCTTCATACCAAATATTATCAGGATTGTCCTTGAACGTTCCGTCTATTTTCCATTCTATCTCATTTACAATGTTTCTTATTCTTTCGTCTTGACTTGTGAATTGTAAATAAAGAAAAAATACTTGTGTTGATAATGCGAACGCAAGCCATACTCCGACAAATCCCAAGTATGATTTGAACATTACATCACCGATTTTTTGAAAGTTAATTTTTTTCATTTTTCCTCAATTTTTATTTTTATTTTACCATTTTGGAGCTTCTTCCTTGAATTCGTCTCCTTCTTTTTTCTTAGGTTTAGGTGCCACTGTTGCAGGTGCACTAGATTTTTCTTTAATGATTATTGTTTTTCCGCCACCCGCAGCTTGTTGTTGAGTTTGAGTGTTATTGATGTTAATCACAGGTGCCGCTTGTTGTGTTGCAGGTTTTTCTTCCTCTCCACCAATTAGTTTAGTTGTAACCACACCACCAGCACCTAATACGATAGTTGTGACCAATCCAATGATTGTTTTTTTAAGACCTGACCATGTACCGTCATTATGGTCTTGTGTTTCCTCTGACATAAAATTTGTTTTTTATTTTTAGTTTATTTTATTATAATTGGGTACTTCACCTCTTTACCATTAATGTCGATAAAGATAAAATCGTAGTCCTTTTTAGGTAATCCTGACAAGTCATAAGTTTTTTGAGTTGTCAATTCATTAGCAGTGAACCCGTCTTTTTTAACTGGTTCTTCACTTCCAAAAGGAACGATTTGTACCGAATATTTTGAACCAACAGTTGTTTCAAAAACTGCCGTTACAATGTTATTAGTTTGATTTATTGATTTAATTGCCGTTGACGTTGACTTAACTCCTAAGTCAATTGTTACAGGTTCAGGTAATTCTATTTTTGTACAACCCGCCAATACGATTAAGACTAATGCGATAATTGTTTTTTTCATTTTAAAAATTTTTATATCCTGTTAATTTTATTTGTGTGGTATTCAAGTTAATGCCTAATTGAGTTCCATTGGAACTACTAGCGTCCATTGTTGGAGAAACTTTAACAGATGTTAAAATATCAACACCACTTCCTATTGTTGAAAACTTTAATTTGAATGGTGTTAAATTTCCCTTAATTGAAATTTTATTATTTTGGTCAATTGCTCCGAATTTAACTTTACCTTCTTTTGAATTAACAAAAATGTACCAAGAATTTGGAACCTCTGATTTTAGTTCTTCAAATTTGATTTTTGAATTGTCATAATTAAATTCAAATTGTAATCCTCCCACACTATTTCCATTTGTATTAAGTGTTATAGGTATTTCAACGTTATTTGACGTTACAGTTACATTAGATAGATTAATATCGATAGATGAAATTTCATTTGGTGTATTAATAAATGATGTTGATTGTGTTGCCATAGTTCTAAATGCGGTATTAGTCATTAAACTATTTACAGCATTTGTTTGAATAGTACTTGTACCATTTATACTAGTTACAACTTGTGAAGAATGTGAACGATTTACATCTCCCCATAAAAGGTATTTTAAATCAACAATTTCATTTGTTCCTAATACACCTGTTTTAACATATGTTCTAGGATATGTAATATCTTTCCAATTTGCGGATGTTACTGAACCCCATGAATTAGAAGGATTTGTATTAAATGTAAATTCAGCTTTAATACCATAATCGTTATTACCTGAACTTCTTATGTAAGGGGTAAATGTTGAAGTTGACACTGTTGTAAAGCTTGATGGTACTTTGTAGAAAGCCCAGTTAGCATCTTTACTAACAAATTCAACAGGTCCTGAATACAAGTCAAATAATTGTAAACTTTTAATATCTTCAGGTAATATATTTAACCCGTTAAATTCTCTCAAATCAATATATACTCTTGACTGACCTGAACCATATCCGTCAACATTAACAACACACCATTCAACTTGACCTGCGACACTTGTTGCGTCTGTTGTTCTCCAAGTAGGTAAACTCATATAACCATTACTGCCCATAACATATCCTGTTGGTACAGTTACAAGTGTGTCTAATCCAACAACCTGAGCCAATAATCTTGGTAGGTCTCCTCCATCTATGATTTTATTTCTGTTTATGTCGGCCGCGTATAAAGATTGACCCGTTTTTAAAATTTGACCGTTACTACCATCTAATCCCATTGATGTAAATTCACCTTGTGCTGTAGTAAAATCTGATATTGTGATTGCTCCGTTATATATCGCATTTGTTTTATCTATGTTGTGCATTACAGTCACTTCATAAATTTTATTTTCAGATAATAATGATTGATTAATATCTACATTACCATTAGATAAAACATTGAATAATTGTCCAGTATTACTAACAGTATCTCTAAAAGAAACTTTAACATCTGATATTGCAAGTAAATTAGAACTAATATCAACTTTAGCGGTTAAAAGTTTGCCTGTATTTTGGTTCATTATAACCTCAGTTGATAATGGGGTGTCCATAAATGTTGCAACTCCGATACCTTGAGCGTTCCATCCAGCAACAAAGTTTAATTTAACAGGATTAAACGAATTTGATGTTGACGCAGCCTTTAATCTAAACCTTACAATTAACATTCTATCATAAGATGTGTATGGCATTGATGAAGTTGTTGCCCAAGTTATTGTAGCCCTAAGAATTGCATTAGACCCAGTAGGGTTATATACGTAAGTTGCGTTAGCCGTATATCTTTGAGTGCCGTTTGTGTAAGTACTATTTCCCCCATAAGAATAATTCGGGTAATTCTGCCATGATAGTTGTATATTAGAACCTGATGGAAGTATTCCTCCGTTTCCACCTGTACCTGTATGGTTAATTGAAACTACCTCAAAGTTTGTTTGGTCATATTGGAAATCAAACATTAACTGCCTTGTAACCGCATCACTATTACCATTTGCATGGACTATAACATCAAATTGGTCTCCTCTATCAATAACTCCACCGTTAATATCGGTAAGAACTCTTGTGTCAGGGAACTTAAATTTAATTTGACTAAATGATGTTAAGGACAATAGTAAAAGTCCTATTGTTAAAAGTTTTTTCATTTTATTTTATTTCAAATAATTTATTTACCAATTTGTTACTAGATTTTTTTAACGCATTACTTAATGATTGCTGGTTAAAATTACCACCATTATCAATCGCCAATGTTGACATTGATATTTCTGAAGATTCCTCTTCAACAATAACTTCTTTGATTTTTTTACCGTCGTGTTTTAAAATTCCTTTAAGTCGGATTACAACGGATTCTGCGTCCTTGTGAAAAACAGAAAGATTTGATTTGGTTTTTAATACATCTAAATAAATGATGTCAATTGTAACTTTATCCTTTGATTCTGGATTAAGTTCAAAATCTTTCTCTTGTAAAAATTCTTCTACTACGTTTTTTACACCAAACTCAAGGTTACGGTTACCCGCAAGGTTTCCTATTTGAATCTTGTTAGAAACAGATTCAACCCATATTTCTTTTGTTTGGTCTAAATTGTTTGATGATAGAGTGAGCATTCCGCACACTACTAGTAGTAGAAGTTTGTTCATTTTAATTAGTATCTTGGTATCTATAAATACTAACTAACTGCCTATTTATTACTAAAGATTTAAAATTATGTCGGTCCTTAATGAAGAATTAGATAAAATATTGTCGGTAATGAAAATAGTTTCAGAGCAGGAAGATTCAAATGAACAAATGAATGTTAATTTGAAAAAAACTGTGGAAGTATTAAAATATCTTAGATTATATTCTAAAAATATTGAAAAAATGTTGGTGGAAATCAGCGTCATGGGTACATCTCAAATTATAGATTTTCATTTATTAGAAAGAGGTCTTAAAACAGTATTACTTAAAAAAGGAGATAAAAAGAAAAACGTTGAAGAATATTTTAATAAAATTATTTCATCATTAAAATTAAGAGATAAATCAGGATATGGTCCTGATTCAGATGATGATTATGGATTTGAAGTTGAGGAACCTTCTATTGTACCTAAAAAGGTATATAGAAAAGAAATATTTGAATTACAAGTAGAGCTATTAAAAATGCAAGAATGGTTGAAAGAATCAAATAGAACCGTAATTATCGTGTTTGAAGGTAGAGATTCTGCGGGTAAAGGAAGTACAATTAAAAAATTTACAGAAAATCTTAATCCAAGATATTATAATATTATCGCATTAGGAGTCCCAACTCCTGAAGATAGACAAGATTGGTGGAACAGATATAAAAAAGAAATTAAACCAGGAATGATTAATCTATTTGACAGAAGTTGGTATAATAGAGGTTTAGTTGAGCCAGTAATGGGGTATGGTAGTCCTGAAGAATATGAAGATTTTATGAAGAATGTAGAAGGATTTGAAATGGATTTGGTTAAAGAAGGAGATTACCTTTTTAAATTATGGTTTTCAATTGACAAAGGAACACAAAAAAGAAGATTTGATATTAGACAACAATCTCCATTAAAATATTGGAAATATTCGCCAAACGATTCTAAAATGCAAGATTTATGGGATAGATTTACAGAATTTAAAGAAAAACTATTCGATAAAACTTCTACAATTAATCACCCATGGGTTATTGTTGACGCTGAAGACAAAAGAGTTTCAGGTTTAAACGCAATTAGATATATTCTACAAAATTTACCTTATAAAGGTAAAGACGAGAAGGTTTTAGACAAATCTTACCCTGAAGCATTAGCAGTTTTAAGACCAAAATCATAATAAATTAAGCAATCTTTTAATTAAAAAGTATTTATAGTAATAAACTTAAATTACTATGATACTAAAAATTGGCTCTTCAGGAGAAGACGTAAAAAAACTCCAATCAAAATTAGGTTTGAACGCTGATGGCGTATTTGGACCAGGAACTGAAACTGCCGTTAAAAAATGGCAAATAGATAATGATTTAGCCGCTGACGGAATTGTTGGTGAAGGAACTTGGGGTAAAATGTTCCCACAACAATTAATTACCGAACCAGCTCCTGTTAAATCATCAACTCCATCAGGTAGTGGATTTAAATTAGAGAATCTAAAAGGTCACATACCTGATTCAGTAATTGCTCAAATTCCTGATACCGCTAAAAAGTTTAACATAACAACACCATTAAGATTAGCACACTTTTTAGCTCAGTGTGGACACGAATCAGGTGGTTTTAAAGCAGTACAGGAAAATTTAAACTATTCTGCAACTGGTCTTAAAGGTACTTTTTCAAAATACTTTAAAGAGGCTGGTTTGGCGGAATCATATCAAAGAAATCCACAAAAAATTGCAAGTCGAGTTTATGGTGGAAGAATGGGTAATGGTCCTGAGTCTACTGGAGATGGATATAAATTCCGTGGAAGAGGTTACATTCAATTAACAGGAAAAGACAATTATACAAACTTTGCCAAATTTATCGGTGAAGACACAATTGCTAATCCTGATTTAGTTGCAACAAAATATCCATTAGCATCAGCAGCGTTTTTTTTCGATTCAAATAAACTTTGGTCTATTTGTGATAAAGGGGCTGATGTCGCAACAGTAACTGCTGTAACTAAAAGAGTTAATGGTGGAACTATAGGCTTACCTGATAGAATTAAGCACTTCCAAGAATATTATCATTTACTATCATAATTTTGTAATTAATAGAATTAATACTATTTTTGAAAAAGAAATTATGTTAATAAAAGCGAGTATTGCAAAAGCAATTTATGATTTTGAGTGGGTTTTAAGAGTATTAGAATCTTCAAGAGACGAAAGTCATATGGACTGTACATTGAAGTGCTTTTATTTGTGGGAAAAAAAATATTCTAGTTCAAAAGAAAAAAAATTAATCATAAAATTAAAAAGTAATTTTTGGGTTTTATTTAAAAATAAAAACATACATGTCAGACCATATATCATATAATAGTGAATTTTTACCAAGTATAACCATCTTTGTTGTTTTTTCAGACGACCCACAGTACGAACAACTTAAACCATTATTTGAAGAATATGGGTATGGGTTTATGGTTCCAAATAAAAATATAATTTTAATTGATGGGGAAATTCTTTTGGAAAATGGGAATACTGAGGATTTGTTAAAATTCATAGAAGCTCATGAAATTGCACATGTTATTTTAAATCATGATGGCCCAAGAGATGAAGATGAAGAATTAGATGCTGATTTAGGTGCGTATTTATTACTATCCCGAAATAATAACATAAGAGCAATAAAACCTTTATTAAAACATTTTAAAGAACGTCATGGTATTAAATTTGATGAAAAATTATTAGATAGAGTAAAAAAACACTTTCCAGACTAGCTCAAACTTGACTTTTTTAAACTAATATCATATTTATTTGTACACATCGCTCCACAAGGAGTGTTCTCATATATCCCTTTTCCAAAAGACCCGCGAAATTTATTTTGTCGGGTCTTATTTTTTTATTATATTTGTAGAAATATTTAGAAAAATGGAACCAGAGAAAGACATATTTGACGAGTGGGATGAGGACAGACTTAAATCCCCATGGATTGTAAGAAAATTAGAATTTATTCCATTATGGTGGAATCATGAAGGTAGGTATCTACATAGAAACGTTTGGACAGGGATAAAGAATATTTGGTATTGGTTACCAATTATTTGGAAAGACAGAAATTGGGACTCTCACTACATCTTTGAGATTATGATGCATAAACTCAAAGCTCAATCAAAATATATTGGAGGTAGAGGTATTCATTTACGTGCTGAAAGAGATGCTGAAGTTATGATGACATGTGTCAAATTGATGAAATTTATTCAAGATGACTTTTATAGCTCAGAGTACTCAGATTATCATAAAACAAAACATTGGTTTGAAGATGTACCAGGAAAAGAAGGTTATAGCTCTTGGGAGTCTAGACTTTTAGAAGAAAACTTTGACGATTATTTTAAGAAATACCCTCTAATTTACAAGAAAGTCCTAAATGGAGAAGGTATGTTTAAAAGAAAAGGTCGTGAAGATGATAAACAGGTTATTGCGATGAATATTGCTCATATTAATCATGACAGAGCAAGAAAGTTACTATTCAAGTTAATGGAAGAAAATATTGAACGTTGGTGGGATTAATAAAATTTAAAAATTATGTGGAAAGTTTATCTATTAATGGTTATTGTAGTCGGAATTATTTCGTATCTTTGGGTTCGAGGAATTGACTACATGAAAGAAAATCATCCTGACTATAAGGGGGATGACTTATTTGGAAAATTTGAAGAAGACGATAAAGACAATATATTATGAAAATAACATTCATCAGCGACACGCACAACAAACACAACCACCTTACAAGTAAGGGGATGGGAAATATATTGGGTAGTGGAGACGTTTTAGTTCACGCTGGTGATTGTACCAGTATGGGTAAGAGTCATGAAATTACAAAATTCTTGAATTGGTTTGGTATGACCGATTTTAAACATAAAATCTTTATTGCTGGTAACCACGATTTTGGTTTTGAGATGCATACTGACATTGCTGAAGAATTCAAAGAAAAAGGTATCATCTATCTTTTTGATAGTGAAGTTGTAATTGATGGTGTGAAGTTCTACGGTAGTCCTTGGCAACCTGAATTCTACGATTGGGCATTCAACCTACCAAGAGGAGAAAAACTTGCTGAGAAGTGGGCTAAAATCCCTGGTAATACCGATATCTTAATCACTCACGGTCCTGCTCACGGAATGTTAGATTGGACTATGTCAGGACAAAGAGTTGGTTGTGAAGATTTGTTTCACAGAATTATGGAAGTTCAACCAAAAATTCATGTTTGTGGACATATCCATTGTGCTTACGGTCAAAAAACCTTTAATGGTGTTGAATTCTTAAATGCATCTGTTCTTGATGAAAGATATGATTATGCAAACAAACCAATTGTTATAGATTTTGATATTGAAACAAAAGAAATTAATTATCCATGAAAAATAAGATAAACGATGGCCATTATTTAGAATTAATGGATAGATTACATGTACAAACATGTATGATAGATGACCACTTAGTAAGTCATCCATTAACAAAAAAAATAAAAAAGGCTAAAAAACTTATTGATAGTGCGGTAATGTCTTTAGCTGAAGCATATCAAATTGTAGGTAATGAATCTTATAAAAAAATAAAGAAAAATGATTAAAATTTATTTAGATGATGTAAGAACTCCTGTGGATAAAGATTGGATTATCGTAAGAGATTACGAACAATTTGTATCTAAAATTCAAGACATTGGATTGGAAAACATTGAGTTAATTTCTTTGGACCATGACTTGGGGGACACTGCAATGTCTGAATGGCATAAAAATGTTTATCACAACTATACTTTAAATTACGATAACATTTTAGAAAAAACAGGAATGGATTGCACCAAGTGGTTAGTAGAACAATGGTTAGATGGAAAACCTGTGGTAGATGTGGTAGTTCATTCTGCAAATGCAATTGGAAGTGCTAACATGATGGGATATATTAACAATTATCGACACATAAATAGATTACCTCAAAATTGTGTTAGAGTGAGAATAGAACATACCGTATAATAAAAGGTGGAGAAATCCACCTTTTTTGGTATTTATTAATATGGGTGCAGAACAAAGTCAATTTTCAAGATTACCAAAAAAACAATTAGTATTTATTTCTGAAAAGTTAGTCGACCAAGAATTTCCTATCGGGAACCCTTATGATGGTTTTGAAAGTGCTTATATTACTTTACAAGAAGTTTCAAGATATTTTAGTATTGAAGCCGTTCAAGAAGATGTTGAATTTTTTGCAAAATTTTTAGAATTAAATGAAAACATCATTGCAGACCTTTTCGCAAACAACAGGAAACAAATGAATAACAGGCAACTGATTGAACAATTAGAAATACCTGTTGCAAAGAGTTACGATTTACATTTTGAAACAAATGGCACCTGTACTTATACTGAATATAAATCTCAAGAATTTGATTGCTACGATAAAGATTGGGTAAGAGATTCCGCATCACAACAAAGAGATGACGGTAATTGGAATATGTGGGATAGTAATGATATTCATCCAACAGAATATGAAAATTACGAAGAAAGCGATTATGAGTTTGGTGATGTATCTGAAATTGATGAAACTGAAATTAAAACTGAATCTATTTTAGATAGACTTGTAATTGAAAATACATCGGATGTTATTAAATGTTTAGACAAAAAAACTTTAATTAAATTAAAGTCTATTATTGAATCAAGACTTAGAATTATTTAATTTAGATTCTTTTCGAGCCTGTTTCGCCAATTCACCCAAAGTGTTCTTTTTCTTATCTAACGGATGAACGTAACCTCTCTTATATTTCTGTTCAACTTCTACAGGTCCTGCGGTAGTTATTTTTGAATTATATCTCCAAATGGATATACATTCATCATCTTCGTATACAACCTCCCATTTGGTAGGTTTTACTGGTATTTTTGAATTAACGGGTATTGCCATAAAACAAAGGTACGTCTATTTTTAATCTTCTCCAAATTCTTCTTGCTCGCCAGAAGAGTAACAGAACTCATGTTGATTATATTGATTAGGATTACCATGAACATTTAAGAATGTGGTTTGGTCCAATTCTATTGTCTTACATTGTTTTTTGGATTTAACCATTTTTTCCCCATCATAAACTCTAATGTTAAAATATTTGGATTCGTTTGAAACACACCAGTTTTCACACATATGTTGTCTCGCATATTTGATAGTCGTATCATCGCAACCTCCAACATATTTTTTAACTTGTACTGGAACCCAAATACCTTCAGGATTTTTCACTAACATATCAATACCAATCATATCCATAAATGAATAATCTCCAGCATATACTACAACATTTTCAGAACCAATCTGCTCTGAAATATATTCATAAAATTTTTCTTCTATTATTGAACCTTCTTTTGTTTTTTGGGCAATTGTTTGATTAATTTTTTCTCTAATTTCTTTCTTATTATCGAGTTCAATTCTACCCATAAATTCTTCAAATGGTGTTACACCTGTGTTATTTTTATGGTTAAAAAAATATTCTAAAGCATTTTCAAATGATACACTATTTTTATAATGTTCAGGTAATTCTGAAGTCATCATATATGCCGCCGCAGTATAATTTGTGTTTAATTTATTTAATAAATCGTATTGTTTTTCTTCATTCCAAATAACATATTGTTCAGTGAACTTAATCATTCTATCAATAATATATTTTCTAAGTTTTGGACAAGAAGTAACAAACTTATTTAAAGCACTCACGACCATTTCTCTTCTTTCCGAAAAGAACTCATGTTCTTTGTCATATTTAACCGCTCTAATTCCTGTAGTATAGGTAGACAAATATTCTATAACATAATTGTCCATGGCTTGTTTTACCTTTCTCGTATTCCTCATTAACTTGTTTTCGGCAAATTTACACCATCTATAGTCATTGGTATCTTGTGAGAAAAAGTCACACCCAACCATAACTTTTTTAGAATTTTTTTGTTCTATTAAAACTTGTTTTATTTTTGTACGAATATCCATTGTGTATAAATATCTGTAATAAATAAAAACCCCCTCTTTTGGAGGGGGTTAGTTAATTTACTCTTCTGTTGAGTCAGACTTTCCTTTATTAATCCATTTGTCGATGGAACCGATTCCAAAAGACCCTAAAACTAACCATAAGAATGCATTAAAAATGAATTCGTTGATTACTAGGTCTTTCCCTAATGAACCTGTAACAATGTCTGCAATTGCAAACGCTGTCATCATAATAAAAGCTAAAAAGCCTACAACAGATTTCTCGTTGATTGTGTTGTTGTCGTTAAACAACTGTGCAAAGAATTTTTTCATAATATTTGGTAATTTACTTACCAATAAATATCTAAAACTTTACTAAGATACTACAACATTGATTGATGTTCCTGAAACAAATTGTGTTGATGCTGCTTGAATCATTTGTGCCGACCTAGTCACCACAAGACGAATTAAACTAGCAGTTCCAACATAATCTGCGGAAGTTCCTGAGTAAATCGCTGTACTACTTCCTTGACTTATTGTTATTGTTCCGCCCGAATTATCTAATGTTGAGAATTGTGACGCGTAACTTGTTCCAACTGTATTAATATTATTAAAGCTTAAGTTTAATGTTCCACCAGTATAGTTTGGATTGTACACTGATTTACCCAAACCATTATAAAATGCTGTTTCACCATTGTTATTTGGCGCTCTTGTTATAGTTGCACCATTAGCAAAAAAGAAGAACCAACCTCCTCCTGGTGTCGGAGTTGGAGTAGGAGTTCCTGTTGTTGTCACTGTCGGTGTTACCGATGCAGTTCTTGTTGGTGTTTGAGTATTAGTAGGAGTTAGTGTTGGTGTTGGTGTTGGTAATGAAGCTTCACAATCATCACAATTCGAATAGAAAGTTAGTGGTGAGCCTGTATCTGTTGGGGTAGCAACAATCTTATTGACGATTCTATAACATCCACTTGGCGTTGCTCCTGTAAATGTCATGTTGAATACATCACCTGGTGCAAATGCTCCTGGTCCTAAATCAGCGACTAATACATTCAAAGTAGTACATCCTGAAATTGTGTAAGTTGTGGTTGTTCCGTCAATACAATCGGCACAATTAGGATAGGAAGATATTGGGTTACCACCATCTGTAGGTGTTGCGTTGATTTTATTGATAATTGTGTAACATTCAGTTGCAGTCGCTCCTGTAAAGTCCAAATAGAATGTATCACCAGGGAAAAATGCTCCTGGTCCTAAATCAGCGACAATAACATTTGAACTACTACATCCTGAGATGGTGTAAGTGGTAATCGTACTTAAATCAGTTGAAGTTGGTGTTTGTGTTAATGTTGGTGTAACTGATGGTGTTTGAGTATTTGTTACACTTGGCGTAGGTGTAATTGTATTAGTTGGTGTTTGAGTATTAGTAGGTGTCGGTGTTGGCGTTACCGCTACTGATGTTTCTGTTGGAGTTGGAGTTGGTGATGGTCCATAACCGTATCTTGATTTAGTTGTGTTATAGATTCCTAAAATTTCTGCTGATGTTAATCCTCTGTCATAAATTGATACTTCCCCTACATTACCGTTCAAAAACTCATTACCACCAGTTTTTGCAATCTGCAATGCACTTGTAACAACATTATGTCCGACAGGAGTATCCGAACCAACTGAAGTACCATTAACATATATACTTCTTGTTGTACCATCATAAGTTGCAACAACATTAAACCAATCTGTCGCTGAAACAGAAGTAACCCCCACTAAATCATTAGCCCACCAATAATTTAACAACACACCAGTTGCCGCTGTTCTAAGTGCGTTTGATTGATTTGTAGTACCAAATGACCCAATACTCATAAGTCCACTACCACCCCAATTAGAACCAAGTTGAACCCATATTATAAAAGTATAATTTTCATTTCCTATAGGTAGATTGGAACCTGATGGATTATTAAACCAACCGTTTGCTCCTGTTGAAAAATAAACAGGTGATGAATTATTCCAAGCAATACTACCTGAATTTACCATTGTGACATCGTTTCCATTACCACTTATATCATACCAAGTGGTTCCTGTACCAGGATAGCTTGATAAATTATTGGCATCCAAATATAAAACAGGTCCACCATACGAATTCCAATAACCATTATTTGTTAACCATGTACTAGCCTCTGTTGCAGACGTAAAATTTTGATTAAACTCATTATTTGTTAACTGAAGAAAAGAAATATCAGTCAAATCTGTTGACTTAAAAAATCCAACTGATGCGGTTACTCCTGAGATTGGTGTTGGTTGAGTATTTCCTGAAACAGGAACGGCAATAACATACCCATCTGATTCTTCGGGTCCCATCCACCAAGTAACTCCTCCTGGTTCTATACTATAATCTTGGTCAGCTATTCCAACCGCCAAACTTCCTACTTGTGTTGTTCCCGCAATTGGTGACGCACTTGGGTTATACGATAAAGGTGTTGTTGCCATTTTTCTTTTTTCTTATAAATAGTTAAATGGCACAAAAAAAGGAGACACCGTCGCGTCTCCTTCAAAGTCCCCGTCAGGACTATATGTGTGGTGTTCTTGATTAGGTAGGGAGTACACACCGAGACCCCGTAAAATTGGACATTTTTTATTTTTCTGAATTGTGAAAAATACCTAAAAAAGACAAGGTGAGTTTAGATTTATCCTGGAAAATCTGAGAGAACCACTCATTAAAAACCGCCCGTGTTTGATTTAACAATTTTCTAATTTATAACGCGGAGAAGAAATTGTTTGGGTGAGTATGGGGAACCACCACTAAAAAACATTCCGCTGTCCATTTTTTATAAAGATAAGAAAGATTTTAATGCCTTCCAAATCTTTTGATGAAAATTCCGAAAATAAATTTCGGGGACTTCCGTGGTTGGGATTGGAGTCGAACCAATGGCACATTACTTTTCAGATAATTGCTCTACCGTGAATCTTAAAGGATTCCTGAGCTACCACAACCATATATTAAAGAACTTTTGTTTCACAAAGATAAGAAGAATTTTTCAAACCATCAAATCTTTTTTTTTCAGAATTTGGATACCGAGTATCTTTCATTACCTATAGGTTCCAAACTCTTTTACAAAGATATAAATAACTTTTTACATTGACAACATCCATCCCATTTTATTTTGCTCCTGATATTGGGAATAGGTACACTTACGCATCGACTTATAATCAGGTCTCAACTTTGAGTTCTTTGGGTACTTCTCCTCATGAGATTTTTGCTCTCTCATAACACGAGCATATGCCTCAGTTTTGCTTGGAGCCCACACGTCATTAAACCCACCGCCAATCCAATTAAACAAGTAAAGGTAATCACCATTAACACTTCTGTATAACTTCTCTTTTGCCATATCGTTTATCGTTTTGTGAATACAAATGTAAGAAACTTTTTTTATTCTGCCAAACTATTTATTAGAAAATAAGCCTCCTTTAATTAGGGACTTTTAGGACCGTTCCAGTTATGGAACAAACTAGAGAACGATTCGCTACCGTTCTCTTTTTTTTAAAAACTCGTATATTTCTATTATGTTAGACAAGAAACAGAGACTCTTTCGCCTGATTGAAAATTATATCAATGATTTTCAAGGAGAATCTGTTCAAAAACTATATGGGGAGGGAGCACGAATTAAAGTTCATTCTATGAGTGATAGTTACTCCGAAAAATCTATTCTATTTGAAATCGTAATTATATTAGGTGATACAATTAATGAATCTGTAATGGATAAGGCTCTTGCAAATGTTTTAATTCAAGACGCTCTTGTATATTTCTTCCCTGACCAAAAAGTTAAAACTTACGTTAGATTTGATGTATAAAAAAAACCCTCAAAAGAGGGTTTTTATATTTTATTAACTAAACGGGTTAAAACTAAATCCTTTTTTTTCAGGTTGTTGTGGTATGAATCTTGGATTTTCTGCCGCCTGTGCAACTGTATTATCACTTACAACCCATACTATCATGTCTTCAGAATTTTTATTCAACATTTGAGTTGCTGGAGTTGCGATATGAGTACCATGAACGTTATGAATAATTACAGGAACTCCGTTTTTAATCGCCCCAACAAATCCAACGTGACTATTAAATGTGAATGGGTCTTTATCTTTAACATTTCCGCTATTATCAAGACCTCTTTTTAACGCTCTTTGACAAAATGCCATACCTTTATTACCTGAATCTTTATGATATAATCCAACTATGTCACCTAATTTTAATGATGAAATATTTACCTTTGGTGATGATGGGACGTTGTTTGTTACTATTGATGGAACCGCACTACCAATTTGTTTGTCAGCATCTTCGGATGCTGCGTGTTTTTCACAAACAGATTTACTTACTTTATTTTTTACAAGTTGTGACCATATATTATTCCAATTAATTTCACCACTTGTAAACGCATTATATTTTACTGACCCTCCACTTTTAACATTGTTAAAAACATCCCAAGCATTTCCACCATATAATTCACTATCATATTGACTCAAACATTTAACCATATATGCAGAACATCTTTTTTCAGATTTGTCACTACTAATTACAACAGGTTTTGTTGAACTAATTTTACTACATTCTTCTTTAGATATTGCAATACATCTTTCACTTTCTTTAGTAACTACAGGTTTTTTAGTTATGGGCTCAACTTTTGTTTTTTGAGGTATTGGTTTTTTAGTTATAGGGTCAATTTTAATTGGTTGTGTAGTAACTGGGTTTTTTCTTGTTCCTTGTTTTCCAACAAATGTAACCCCTTTCATTGGCTCAGCATCTAATAAAGGAGCCGTAACTGTTCCAACCCAACCTGTTTGTTTAATTCCATTTTTTCTTTGGAAATCTTTGATTGCCATTAATGTACGTCTACCATAATTTCCGTCAACTCCATCTTTATTTGGACCAAAGGTACCTAAATTATATCCTAATTCTTTCAATTTTGATTGAATTAGTTTCATGTTTTGTTTTTGGTCTGATGGTGCATTTTGATTGAAATTATTAATTTCAACATTAACAGTTTCTTGAGAACCGTCTAAATCTTCTGCATCCGACTCAATTTCATTAATCAAAGAACTTTCTTTAAGAACTTTCTTAACAATTTTTTCTAAATCAGATTCTGTTAATTTTATAATTTTTTTCATTTTTCAGTATTATCCAATAAATAGTCGTATATTTGACTTTGTAACTCAAAAAAAAAACATTATGAAAATATTCCTATCTCTACTTTTTATTTTTTTCTTGACATCGGCTTCAAAAAACTATATCTATCCATTTTTCAAAATATCCGAAAAAAAAGATAACATTACGATTAATCATATAAATTCTTTTCCATATAATAAAAAAAATGGAACAATTTCTATTATTAAAATCAAAAAAAACTTTTTTGATTATAAAGTCGTCAATAAATCTCACGAAAATTATGATTTTTATGTAAACTCAAATTATTTTAATAAAACTCCTGTCGGTGAAGTTATTACTGATGGAAAAAAAATCGCATCAAGAAAAAAGAATGGTGGATTTTTTACTTCTAATGGACTCACTCCTACATTTTATTTTGGTTCACACCCAAAAGTAAAATATTCATCACAAACGCATACTATTGGGGTAATTCAAGGTAATCTAAATTTTAGAATTTTTAATTATAGATGGGCCAGATATAATTTGCCGAGACTAATTGTTGGTGAGGATAAATCAGGTAATATTATTATAGTTCATTCAAACTTTAATGGGGAATGTTCTATAGGAGCTATTTCTAAAATTGCTCAGTCTCAAGGAGTTTATAATGGACTTATATTTGATGGTGGTGCGTCAATTGAAATTGGTATTAAAGCCGATGGAGTTAACTATCATTATCAACAAGTTCCAGACATCATGCGTTCACTTGGTAATGTACCAACTCCTTGGGTTTTTATTACTGGTTCAAAAAATTAAAAACAATTAAGAGTACTCATATTACCTACAACTTCTTCTAAGTATCCTATTGCAGTATGATTAGGTCCTTTAAGATTTGGAAAATATCCTGGTAATACCTCATTTGTGTTAACAGTTAAAGTCCCTGGAAAATTCTTATATTTTTGGTCAACTTTAGCGCTATTAATTAATTTTGTCGACTTATTCTTATTAAAACTTTGTTCATTATCAAATGGAGCGTAAGTTGAAAGATTGCATGGGGCAGCATACAAAGGATTATTAGTTGTACAATATTTTGTAAGTAACTTATTTGCAGTCATATTATGTGTTACGATTGCAGCGTCTAATGCGTTATTACCCGTACCATTTATAGTATTAATAATACCATTTTTTTGTAAAATTTGATTTTGCGATGGAACCGCAGGGTTCAATCCAGCCTTCAATGCATTTTTATATTCAGCGTTCAATTTAAACATTGTACCTAATCCTTGACCTATTGATGTAAAAGATTTGTCATAAGGTCCAATTAATTTACTTAACCCATATTGTTCCCATGTCTCAGGTGTAAACTGAGCCAATCCCAAACTTTGTGTTATATTATTTTTTCCAAGTGTTTTTCTTACTTTATTGGTTGCATCTATTCCAAGATTTATTAAACCACCTAATCCATTTGACCTTAACCATTCAGAAACATTATCACTAGTTTCAGTGTAATTTCCATATTTTGTTTCTCTACCTATTATTCCAATAGAAGCCTTTACCATCTGCATAAAAGTTTTTTCATCAACTCCAGACTTTTTTATAATCGAGTCTTTGTTTGTCATAACATATATTATAAATGGTTTAAGAATACTAGGAACACATGCCTCATATTTTTGAACTGAAGTCTTTTCACCATATCTTACTGATTGGGTATTCATCGTAGGTTGTAATGATGATTGTTGTGGTTGAGATGAAGTTAATGTTGCAGCAGGAAATACTGTTGTTTTTCCTTTAGATTGTTCATTAATTGACTTTCTAACGAGGTTAATTAATTCAAATTCTGTTAATCTAACAATTTTACCCACTTTATTTTACTTTAGATAAAAAATCAACTTTAACAGTTAATTCTGCAACTTGTTGAGTTAATTTTAATATGGTTTGTCTCATCTCATCTTTTTCTTTGGATGACGATTGCAATAATGCTTCTAACTTAGAAATTCTATCTTTGCAGTCGTGACGAATAAATTCTTCATCTCTTTCTTTTCTCATTGACCTTTTTTCGTAAAATCTCCACGCACTTGCGGAACCTAAAACACCAACCACTGTGATTAAGACCGTCCAAATTGATTCTTGTTGCATAATAATCCTTTTAAGAGATAAATATAACTTTTCTTGTAAAAATTGGTCGTTTGGTCGGGATGGCAATAATTATTATTCTTATAGAATAATAATATAATATTAAAAAAGTAAAAAAACTAGTAATACTAGTTCTAGGAAATTTACACAAAATCCACACAACACTCAAACCCAAGTAGAGACTCTAATAAACTTTCCACTTGGTTTGGTCGGTCCAAAATTACTGAACCTTTACGTATCTGAATAAAAAGTGAATAAGAATCAGGAACCCACTTACTTGCCTCCTCGTCATATTTCTGTGTAGGAAGTACCGTTAAACTATCAATAGATATTTCCCCTCCGAAGGAGGTGTCCAACGAAGATTCAACAAGTCGTTTTATTCTGTCGATTTTGTCCATATCTTTCGTTTAATCGTCTTTTAATTGGTTAATGTCTCTTTACCCCAAACAAATAACATATACGAAATTTGGTCGGTTTCCGTTCGTTTTAGGGTATAAAAAAAGCCCCATTGATTGGGGCTTAAATTATAAATTATATTTTTGTAATGTTCAAGTTATTCTCCTTTAATCATTGAGATTCCGTGTTTTAAAAATTCTTTTGCTCTTGCAGACACATGTTGCATTCCATAAACTTTTTCAATATCTTTCACTAACTCTTCACCGTGTTCGTTCTCTTTATAGAGTTCAATAATTTTATCCATCGCTCTATTACATTCTTTTTTATTTTCATCAAAGTAGTTGTAAGGTTTAAACTCTTTTAAATGGTTCATAACATCATATGCCAAATGTTCTCCACCATCGGAAACTTTTGGATGAAGTCTTAAAGTTTTTAACAATTCAAGTCTATCAACTAATCCGTTGATTCCTCCCTTTCTTATTTTAACGCCTTCGATGTAGTCTTCAGCGTTATCGTCGCCAACAATCTCTTCTAAAGATTTAACGTTTCCACCATGGCAGAACTTTCTATCTTCTTCTTTTTGAGCTTGCTCTGAAATATAAAGTTTCTTAATTGACTCTATTTCTGTTTCTGTAATTTGAAATCTTTTACTCATAACAATAAATATACGGGTTTTTACAATATGTCGTGGAGAAACTTCATTTTCTCTTCATTAGATAATTCTTTTGTTGTGAATGAGAATGGGTTGTAATCAAAGATTATAAAATGTCTTTTATGGTAATCGTAAACTCTTTTTGCTGATTCAAGACTATAAGAAGTATTAAACTTATAAGGTCTTTGATTTACATGAGGATTATATTTCAAATAATCTTGAACATATCCTGATTCCCAAATTTTACTATTTTTAACAAAATCTAATTTCCCCAAATCTTCTTCTAAAGATTCCATCTTAATGAATAAATCAGGAATACGAGTTTTAAACCCATACTTTGAAAGATAATTCTTTTGAATTGGCCTTGTTTCCAAATCTTCTTCATTTGTACTTAACCGATATAATAACATTTCTTTAATAAATCTATCATAAGTAGTAACTAAATTTTCATGAGAATCTTTGGTATATACCAAATTTTTACCTGCATTAGTAAAATTAGAAAAAATCGATAACATCCTGTCATATGGATTACGTATACTGCAAATCACTTTATAATCTTTGTATATATCAGGAATATCTATATCATGAGATTGATAATTTATCCCATCAATATTTAGATTTTTTTTTAACTCTCCATTAGTGTTTGTAAAATACTCAAATCCCAATTTAGTAAAGATGTGGGCAGTTGCTTTCGTACCACACCTCTCAGGTGCCCACCAAATAATTTTATGTTCGTGTGAAATATTCATACTTAAAAATATAATCTATTTATAATAAAAAAACATATGAAAAAAATCACCAAGAAACTTTTTATACTTTTTAGTATTGTACTAATGGGTATTAGCCTACAAGCTCAAGATGTTGTTGTATTAAAACACACAAATTACACATCACACTTTTCAAAATCTAAACATTACCCTGTGATGGTTGAGTGGTGGATTACGAGAGCAAAGGTGAGTTGTGAAAAACCATTAGCAAGAAAAGATAATTTTAAACCTGACCCATTATTACCAAATGAAACCAATTTATTGGAAGATTATAAAGGTTCAGGGACTGACAGAGGTCATATGATGCCAGCAGCTCAAAACCTATGTCAAACTCCTGCAATACAAGATGAATGTTTTTACTTTTCAAATATGTCTGCA